GCATTATCATATACAGTGAGTGTTGAAAGATTGGTGCCATCACCTAAAAAAGTAATAGCATTGATTCTATTTTTACCAGTAGCTACTGAACCAGATGCCACTTTTAAATCTGAAGAAATACTTGATGTGCTCATTTGTTTAGCCCTTCTAATTGTTTATTAAAAGAAAGTTCCATTTTATCAAAACGAACCCAAAGTTCTTCTTTAAATTCTCTAAAATCTTCCTTCTTTACTGTACTATCTTTAATTTTACTAATTTCTTCTTCTGCCTTTGCAATACGTTCTTTGGTTGCGTCATTACTTTGTTTCATAAAAAACATAACTATACCTAGTAGTCCATTTAAAATGAATGATATTGTAAAGTTGTCCATAAAAGGAGGAACATTCCTCCCTCCTTTTTAACGAATGTATTGAATAATTAGATACAGTTCACCAGCAGTTGGGTTACCTGTTACTGCAGCACCGCCTGCATAGATACGAATATCTTGACCAGGGGGCATGTTATAGTTAGCACATAAACTACCTAGACCTGAACCACCATTTAAAGCCGCGTAAGCACCTGTAGAGCCAAAAGGCCATGTACCATCGCCCAGGATTTCCAGGCCACCTGATGTAGTACCCACACGCATAGTAGCAGAAGTAATACCACCACCTGTTAGGGCTGTTTTAACATATTGGAAAATACCAATAATAGAAGCATCAGCAGGAAGTACAGCAACCAATGTATCTACACGAGTTGTATTAAAATTGGCTGGATTTAGTTTGATAACTTTAGTTAGAACGTCTTTAACGTTGCTAGTTGGAAAAGGACCACCTTGACCTGATGTTGGATCAGTGACAGCTACGTTACCTTGGATATAATTGAGAGACATAATTTTCCTTTATGAAAAAAGGGGGAGCATAAAGCCCCCCTTTGTTAGCTGTTAAGCACCAGGGCTAGCGTAAATAGCACGGCGATCGCTCCAACCGAAACTATAACGGGCGGAAGCCTTATACTTAGCGTTTTCAGTATCGAAATCCTCATCCATATCAAAAGCATCAGCACGCCGCTCAAAATACTTTAGACCATTCTTTACATCAGTACGAATGAACCAAGCATCGGTATCAGTGAGGTAGTGGTTAACCACTACGCTAGGAATCATACCCATTGTCTTTAGAGCATTCAGATCGTTGTTATCTGTACCAACACGACCATCTGTTTGCAGAATGCGTCGGACTTCAAACATGAGTTCCTTAGGGATAATCAATGTCTGGGGACGAACAGCAATCTTTAGACCACGGTCATTAGTAAAGTTAGCAATATCAATACACGCTTGCTCTAGAGCTGCTTCTGAAATATCAACAGCCACTGAGGGACCATTAGTATAAGTACCACCAGCAATATTAGGAGCTGAGGTAGAACCACCAACACCAGCAGAGCTAGCTGAAGCAATTAGAGAAGCACCATCGCCACCTACATACGAAGTGCTAAAAGCACGATTATATACGTTAGCAGCAACAATTTCCTTAGTTTGGCGCATAGAGAAAGCTAGTGAACCAGCCTTTTGCTTACCAACTACATCATACAGATCATCTTCATAAATTTCACGAGTGATGATAAAACCTAAGGCATACACCACATGGTTGTACCGACTTGTGAAACCTTGACGAGAAGTGTCATATGTAACTGGGGCACCCTCGTTCTTAACCGAAGCTAGACCGAAGTATGATGCACCAACATCCTCTTCAAAAGCACGTCGTGAGGTATGCTTCTCAAAAAGTTTTTCCCATTCTACTGGGTATTGTGAATAAGCATCACCATACCAAGCATTAACACCAGGCCAAAGGGCCTTGGCAAAGTTTGAAGTTGTAATAGCCATTTGTTATTCCTTTAAAAATTACTGACCAGTAGCACCAGTACCGCCACCGAAGGTAGCTGCATTGATCTTAAATAGACCCTTCACAGCTGTGGATGTACCACTTACTGTTTCATTGTCTACACGCTGTACGAGGCCAATAAATTTGAAGGGAAGAGTAGCTGTAGTTGCTTTAGTTGCCATATCAGCGGCTGCACCCGAAGTACCAGTAGTTGTACTACCAGCAACAGTTGAATGCGATACATTTAGACCAACGTCAGCAGCCAAATATGTATAAGAAGCGTTGGCACCTGTGACAACTTCAGCTTCATAAACAACATCGGGTGCATCCTCTACTAGCACATATTGAGCAGTAGAAGCAGCACGATACTGAGGAGTATCTAGAATAGCAGCACCGGCTGACATAGCACCAGAGACAGGATCAAACTTGGGATTAACAATACCAATTACGACACCTAACACTGGGCCAGCAGCAGAGGCCTTAGTAACTGAAGCCACGCCGGCTGCGTTAGCAGAACCATCTAAGGCTACAGGATCACCTACAAATAACGCAGTACCATCCGAAGCTTGAACTGCATAAATATTACCACCACCATTATATGGGGCACCTGAAACATGCTTTACAGGACGAAAACCTGCAATGCGAGAAGTATTAGCCATTTAAAACCTACCTTTCGAGTATAAAAAATAGGTGATGGCCCATAATTTAGCGACTAAAATCAATATCGCCGTAGTCAAACTTTTTACGGGCATCACCCTTCATAGTTTCCTCAACGGCAGCAATATCAGCCAATTTAGCGGCTGCATCTTCCTTTGCATATTCGTCTTTAATACGTAATACAAGAGCCGATGTACCTTTACCTACTGAAAAATGCGCTGTGGAACCTAAAGGAGTAGCACCATCAACACGCTTACTACCTACTGGACCCACTGATTCTGTAGTGCAGATTTCATAGCCTGCCTGTAGAAACCGGTCAATACGGTCGTCAACGTCGTTAACAATGCGGTACGAGTAACCCGCTTCTTTATTTTTAATATCTAGTCGGTTGCGACTAGAAAGAGGGACTCGTGTTGGACGGGCACTTGCCACGGTGGAATTTGCTTGTCGTGTCATATTAATTCCTTATTCTAAACCTTTGATCTTCTTTAGATCAGCGATGTATTTTTCTTTAGTAAACTTTACCGGATCACTCTTGATTAGGGTATTCATAATATGGCGCTCTTGATCTGTTAGTTCAAAACTTTCGGAACGAGTACGACTATTAGTACCTCTGCTAGAACCCACTTCAGGAGCAATTTCCTTATTTGGGTTTACAAACTTGTGTGCAAACTCCTTGCGCACAGATTTTTCTACTTGCTTTAGAACCTCTGTGGGTTCCATTGTACCTGCTAATTCTCTACCTACTTCATCTGCATAAGCCTTCATGGCCTTAGAAGAGGTATACCAAGAATTACGAGATACCCAGTCATTAAATACTTGTGGTACCTCATTGGTAGTAGTCTCAATTTGTGCAGCTTGTTGCACTTCTTTGATTTGTGTTTCTACAGTTTTAATCTGTTCATCAACAGTATCAAACTTATCACCATCACCATCACGTAAAGCTGTACGGCGCTCTTCTTTTAGAGCAGATAGAGCCCGATTAAATTCAGTCTCCTGTACCTTAGTATAATGTGTCTTTAGTGCGTTTAGAGCTGTAGTAACTTGTTTTAGTTGACGTGATTGATGCTCAATCTTATCAAATAAAGGTTTACGATTTACATATTCTTTAGCTTCAATGAAGTCTACTTCATCACCATGGAACTCACTCTTTGGGCGCCAGCCCATTCCCATAGCACGTTGTTCAATCTCTGATAGTTGTGGTACTTCAGGGATTTCAGGAGTATTTTCAATATTATCCATGGTTATTCCTTAAAAATGCAAATAAGGTCTTCATCATTAATAATGAGATATACCTCGTCATCAGCTGGGTCTTGTACAAACTTCCCACCGAACTTTGCAAAACCAATCACATCACCTTCTTTAGCACTACCAATATAGTCAGTGTGAACATTAGGACCAATTTGAAGAATGGTACCCTTATCCACATTAACCTGTTCCTTACGTTCTGAGAACTCAGGAAGAGCAATACCGGCAGCTTTAGCTGATGCAAACACTTTATCGTGTTCTTGGATTTTAAAAGGTTTTACTAAGACTCTACATCCTGTTACTG